TGGTGGAGCTGGCGGGAGTTGAACCCATGTCTGAGGTGTGATTAAGTGGTTGAATAATAGTTTTTTATTTAATTCATAATGATTTTGGTGCACTTTGCGTGCATATTGTGGTCGTATTAGTGTCCCGACAATGTCCAGAGTTTTACTGGAATCATGTGATTAATCAGCACTGCCGGGCGAAAAAAGACCGCTTTCGCGATCTTTATTTTCTGTTTCTGCCATATTTACGCTTTGCCTTCCTGTTGCTTACCGGCTTCACCTCGCGGTTGTTATCGACTTTCTCATGTATGTCCATATTGAACCAAGACGCATGCGATACTTCGCTGATGGGAAAAATTATACTGGTATCAACATCTTCAAGGTCATTATAGTCGTTTGAGAAAAGAACCCTGAGCGTATCTTTATCCCTGTATCCGGACATGATGGGGCTAATCGAGATTTCTAGGTTTGGTCCTTGCTTTTCGTTGGGTTCGCTTATCATGTTGACGGTACCAACATAAATCTTTCGACATTTCAGGCTTACCAACACAGGTCTGTCTTCAGTCGCCGAATCGAAAAATAATTGCCCAAGTGAACCATCAGAGAGAAGTTTACCTAACTCGTTTAGCCTTATGACTTGCTTAGAGAAACTGAGGTTTTCATCGTTTTTCGGTTCTGGAGTAATTAGCCAGGCGGCAATATAAATACGAAGCCGGCAGTACTGCAACCAAAGCCATGCAAGTCCCACAGTTGTCACTGATAACAGAATAAGCCATGAGGTTATGCGATTTTCTTTAGGGTCAGCACTTCCATCTATGAGATGTGAGAGCCACGTTGCAAAATTTAAGTCAGGGAAAAGGTACTTAATAGAGTATGCAACGATGACGGATGAAAGACATGCATAGAAACCGTACGTGGCCACCTTCATGTAAAGAAGCTGGCCATCGTATCTGTGTAAGCGGAAGAAGAGTTTGATGTTGTGCGGCGATGTTACTAATAAAGAACCACTGACTAACAGTGGTATAATGAGTAGTGCAAACATTAGTTAATCGTCGCTGTCCTTTATGTTGGCTTTGGCTGCGGCCACAGCCTCTGCATCCTGTTCGATATACTTACGTGCAGCTTTTCTAAGGCGATTTATTTTTTCAGGATTTGCTGAGCCGTCGACGATTACAGCACCACGACCAACGACTTTGATGTTCTTCACACCTGATTTTTTCAAACGCTCTGCCATTGCTTGTCCGCCTTTGACAAAGCCGCTCAAACCAAACATCTTCATGACTAGTTCTGACATAAAGACCTCCTTTTGTTAACCTCAAATACTCCGTTTGAGATTCTTTAACCCCATATGGAAAAGGGCGCGGGATTGTAGCATAACCTACTTATTGGTTAAAAGTAGCCCGTTCAATCCTACAACTTTGACCACCTGGCTGGTGTCAAGTTCACTTATAACATAGATGCGAGCCACAAGGCTTGGCAAGCCAAAAAGTGCGACGGGCTGCTGAAACACGGCATCAGGCTAACGGGAAGCTATGAAAGCTAATTTATTTTGATCATGACGATATAGCAGAATTTATCGATGTACGACCGTCGTACACTGCCAGATATGATCCGTAATTGCGGAACAGCATTTCTGGACCCTTATGCCCCATCTGACCTGCAAGCCAGAAAAGGTTTACTCCCTGGCTGATGTGTTTGGTGGCGAATGTATGGCGGGTCTGGTAGGGATTACGGTACCGAACGCCAGCTTTTTTCAGGGTTGGCACCCATGCTTTTTTTCGGATAGCGTCTGCGTTCGCCCAAGGCTCTCCCGTTTTCGGGTCGCTGAATATGAACTCGCTTTTCATAAAGGTGTATTGTTTCTGCGCCAGCAGGGCTGCCAGCGCCTCACTGTTTAGCTCAACCTTACGGGTACCGGCTTTTGTTTTAGTGCATTTAAGTACCCCTACGACGCTGGCCATCTGCACGTGGGCGGTGTTTCCGATAAAGTCGATATCCTTCCAGCGTATAGCGCACAATTCAGAGCTACGTAGTCCGGTGTTGAATGCGAACCGGAACAGGTTTTCCCATTCCGGGTACCTGCAGCTCTGGTAAATTGCGAGGGTTTCCGCTGGCGTGAACGGGTCAACCTCGTAATCGTCGGGGCTCGGTTTGCTGTCGATCACGTGGTACCGGCTGGCGCTGACGAGGGTTACCGGGTTAATGGTCAGCAGGCCATCCGTAACAGCTTCATCGATGGCGCTGCGCAGAAACGAAAGGTTATTCCTGGTCGTTTTCAGTTTTGTTTTCCGGCTGGCTATCCAGTTTTTAAGAACCGCAGGTGTCAGTTCCGACACGTGAAGTTTATGCAAAGCTGACAGCGCCGACAGGCACTTTTCATAGCCGTTAATAGTCGACGGAGACAAGTTACGGTTCTGGCAGATTTTGAGATACTCGTCCAGGTAAGACTTAATATTTTTTGTTTTCTTCGTAACCCCAAATAACTCCAGTTTTTTGGAATTAGGGAAGTATTTCGCATACTCAAAAGTTTCATGGGCGATCTGATTTTGTATTTCCCCAAGCAGCCGCGCAGCATACTTAACACCCCGCGCGTTTGCCTCCATTTTGGAAAGGGGCTCGCGGCACAGAACCCCTTTATACGTAAAAGTGATTACCAGGGTATCGCCTGTTTTGTGATGGCGAATAGTTACCCCTCTTGGGAGAGATAATGATCCTTGTTCTTTCTTGCCCACTTTGAAACCTCCGTTAAGTCAATCCAGCGTTCTTTAACGCCATCGACTTTTAATACATGTACTCCTTCCTTCCATAATCCCCGTTGTATCCGTTTGTTAACGGCATCCACCGTTTCTCCGGCCTCCCTGCAATAGGTCGATAGGGGAACGCAATCAAGACTCATAGTTAATTTCCTCCTGGCGTTCTAAAAATACGCCGTTGATAACTCCATGCGTCCAGATGAAGCGTCCAACTTCACGCCTAATGCCTTCATCTGGCTTTCGTACTATCTGCGCAGCACGCGTCGAGAAATCACGTCATGCTGCGCTTCCTGCGAACCTCAACGGCGCAGCCAGGCAGAAGCTGAACAGCGGAGGATTCACACTGGTTGCCCCAGTGATCCCAGCCTGGCGCCGCTGAACGGCTAAATAACTCGATGCGCGGCACGTCACCATAGAGACGTTCTAACCGATGGCGGGCCTCCCAGGGTTTCGCACTATGGCGGCCTAACGGGCTGTAGATAACCTGTTTCACGCTGGCATCTTTGCGTTCGAGCCCGGCGCCGCGGGTAGCGATAAGAAGATCCTCGGTGTTGGCCCGCGTATGGTTTCCGCCATTCATGCGCGTTTGCGCGTTAAGCAGGTGCAAAAAGTCGTGAAAATCCTCAATTTCGCCAGCTTCCAGCGCTTTATTGATGTGCTGCTCTGCCAGTTGGTTGAGTTTAACCCATGTAAAGCCCTTCATGGTGCGCACCGTAAAGCCCCAGGCTTCGGCCAGATCCATAGCTTCACGGTTGTGGGTGCCGGTGTACCACATCGCCAGAACGGCGTTTTCTGCGGCCAGCTCCCACACAGGGAGGCGTTTCATATCGATCAAGCTCATGGTGTCGTAATGGCTGGCTGCCGCGCCGTTGCTTACTGTGTTGCCGTAGCTCCACGCGGGATCTGCATAGATAAGCGAATACTTCACGGCTACCTCACAGAAACTGATCAGCAGGGATGCCCACTTTCGCGTTCTCGCGGTTTACCTCGCGGCGCAGCGTGAGAAACTGGCCTACCGGATCGGGGCTGCGAAGAATCCCGGCCAGCTTCTGCTGGCTGTGGCTCGTTTTAAGGCGCTGCTTTAGCGCCAGGGCGCAGGCTTTAACATTGGCCCGCGTGGGGCCAGCGATACGCATACAGAGACACATCGTGATAAGCAGGTCGGCATATTCATCTGTCGCGCGAATAAACTCATCACGATCGATGTGCTTCATCATTTCCGGGATGCGGTGTTTAAGGCTCATTGCGGGATATCCTCATCAAATTCCGGGGCTGCTGCTTCCTGTGCTTTTCTGGACGGATCAGGGAACTGATACGGCGTGTTTTCCAGCTTTAACCACATGGCCTCGCGACCGGCTTTAATGGTCGGCCAGTCCATGCCTTTGATGCGTTCCCATGAGCGGGAGCAAAACACCTCTTCCAGAATGTCGGCTTTAGCGCGTTTCGCGTCGTTGCTGGTGCCGCCGTGATGTTTGTTCAGCAGTTCCACAATCTCATCAAGGGCGATCTCTTTGGCGCGCTTCTCTTTCTGCCAGGTTGGCTGGCCGTCGTCGGCGAACAGCTCGCCATTGTCGCGGGAGGTGTCCACACCTAAATGCGTGCCGCCAAGATTCAGAAATTCAATGTGCGGCTGGAAATGTTTAAACGTCGGGTTTGAGAACGTCTGGCCGTCGATGCGAGTAGAACGGTCTTTCAGAATGCGCGCGGTGCGCCATACCTGCCCGGACTCAAGATCCATCTGCTTTTCCATCTGGATCAGGATTGAAGGCTCATAACCCGTCTCGGTTTCGGCCTTCATCTTGATCCCGGTTTTCTCTAACTGGCGCTTGCCGTCGTCGCCTTCGAAAAAGTCGTACTCATAGCCCGCGCGGCCACACATAATGATGTGCGCCTGGCTGTTAACAAAACGATCGGTAAAACGTCGCCATTCCTGTTTCAGCCACGCCCAGTCTGAGAACTCAAGGCCGCGCTTGCGTTTGCGGCGCGTTGCGTACTCATCGCATAAGCACGTCCAGAAATGGCTGATAGAGTCGATGATCAATACCGAGCCGCTTTGCTCCGCTTCATTTACCGCGGCAATCAGATCCACGAATGCGCGGGTTTTGGCTGTGTAAAGCTCAATGTTTTCAGCATCGAAGCGGGGTTTTACCCAGTCAGAGCCGGTTTCCGTATCGAGGAACATTACCGGCTTATCACCCATTGCAAGCCCGCGCTGGCGCATCAGCAGAACGAGGCCGATCGCCAGTTCGCTGGCGGTGTAGGTTTTGCCGTCTCCGGCGAAACCCATGATTCCGGCTTTCAGAAAAGCCTGGGTATTTGTAGCGCGCTGAAAAAGGGCCATTATTCTTTCCTCATTTCTATATTTAATTCAGTCTGCTTCTCTGCAAGAAGCTCTGCGGAATACCGAAGGAACTCTCCCGCTTTTTCCTGAAAATTAACGTCGTCGAATACCGCTTTAAGCACCGCCCGGTCTGCCTGCGTATTGCTCAGCATTTCGTGAAGATGATGAAATTTAATTTGCCGGTCGTATAAATCAGCCAGTTCTGCTATTTCTTGCTCCCGCGCTGTGTTCAGGTAATGTTGTTGCCAGGATTCCTCTTCGATACGGTCATGCATGAAATAAGCGCTCATGCTGTCTCCTGTGAATGCTGTAAATATATCGCCACGTTATTCGGGATGTGCGTGGCTCTGCCGGTGAGGGCACATTTAATGTTTCGTCAGGGTTAAATTAATTTGTCAGTGCGTTGCCGTGACCATCAAGAAGAACGTCAACCCATATATCTTTGATTCGGGTTTTTTCTGAAAGCGTTCTTAAATAAAGTTTGCCGCCGTAATTAGCTGAAGCCGTCCACGTTTTGTTATTGTGAAAAACTAACATTCCCGGTTGAACGCATCCACGAATGACTTTCTGGATGCCGTAATGCTGACCTTTCATTATTTGATTTTCCCTTTCTTAGTCTTCGGAAAAAAAGGCCCGCCCGAAAGCGGGCAAAAGACTACACACAGCAATGAGTATTGTGGTGCCGGGTGCCTCCCGGTGTCTGGTCAAGGCTGAATACCAGACGGGGTTTGCACTGAAAAGGAGAACAAAACCAGCCTTCCCCGCGTGCGCTTAGCCGCATTCACCACAATATGAAGCGCATTCCGCCGTTTGCGTTTACTCCCAGGCGAGTCAGTGAATAAGTGAAATGCGCTTCATGTTGTGTGCCTGCTTTTAGCCACATCAGGCGAGGTGGTATACTGGAGTTCCCACACAACCAGTAAGGATAAATCTTCTTATGTTTTCTGTTCGCGTAGAATTACGTAATTCTGAAACCGCAGACTACACCGCTTTACATGAAAAAATGAAAGCACATGGTTTTTATCAATTCGCCAGATTTCCTGGTAGCGATGACTTCTTCAGTCTACCTGATGCTGAATATGTGTTTTATAACGTAAGTGGCACCGAATCAGTCTCTTACGTTGGCCATCTCGCCAAAAATATTGCTCAACAAATCCGGCCTAATCCACGAATCGTGGTTTATGAGATTAAGGACTCATTTCAGCTCGGTCTGGATAAGTTTTAGCTCCGCAAGAAGTCTTTCCCGGGCTTCGGTAGCTTCTGTTGCTGTTTCAAGATGTCCAATCACATCTTTTAAACGCTGAATGTGCGAGCACAGGTCATCGGCGATTCTTTTTTCCTGATGCTCTGCCAGTGCCCTCCGGGCAATCCAAATGCGGGCCTCGGTGCCTGCGTTTGGTTCCACCTGCTGGAGGCGTTTTGCGTCTTCCAGTAGCAGCGCAATAACGTGTTTCAGTTTTGTCTCGCCCATCGTAAACCTCATCAGTCGTTTGCTTTTGTCTTGCTGGATAGCGCCTGATTGAACTCGTTGAAGCTAAGGGCTTCTTCACCTTCAGCAAGGCTTTCAAAGTAATCTTCGTATGCCTTTTCCATGATCGTGCTGTTATCCATGCTTACCTCATTACCCTCTTAACGCCGGGTTGGCGGAACGTTTTGCTAAGTATCACTGAGCCGTGATTGCTGTTGATGAGATAAGCATAACTAAAGGTAATTTTCATGGCAAGTAAAAAACTAACAAAAGTTAGTATTTCAGGCATAAGAAAAGGCAACCCTTTGAATTAGTTGCCTTTATTTTTTTGAGGGGCGGTCTTTTCTTACTTTAAGTAGTTCTTCGAACAAGCGGTTAAAGTTATCAACCCTTACTTCTAACTCACTGATAATAGATTCTTTTTCGGACTCTGGAAGTGATTCAAACAGGTCTAGAAGCCTCTTTTGCCTTTCGTCCAGCTCGGTTGGAAGTGAATCGGCTGGAGCGGGTGACTTGTCTTCATCACCAAACATCAACCATGCAGGAGAGCACCTAAGCGCAGCCGCAAGAGCAAAGAGGCTTTTACCCTTAGGCTCTGTCTGCCCATTCTCCCACTTAAAGACGCTGACGCTCGACTTCTGAACCTTGTCAGCAAGCTGTTGTTGGGTAAACCCAAGTTCTTTGCGCCTTGCCGAGATGCGTTCGCTGATATGTGCAGTTTTCATAGCATTAATATAAGTTAACTTGACATAACATTAGTTAGGATTTAATTTTCTAACCAAAGTTACTAGGAGGGTGCATGTATACAAAAAGTGTAATCAGTCATTTTGGTTCAAAAGCTGCCATTGCTCGTGCTTTGGGAATATCTCAAGTTGCTGTCACCAGATGGGGTGAAACCGTGCCAGAGAAGCGCGCGGCTAGGCTTGATCACATTACCAATGGAGTACTCAAGTATGACCCTGATTTTTATGAAGCCTGTGACAAGAAAAGGCATGTTTAAGCGAAGCGATAAATAACTAATAACCATCTTTAAGTATCTGATTTTATTTATTGAAAGGAATATTGGGAATCATTGTTTATGAACACCACACAAAAAAGCACAACCAGCAAGGAATTACAGATCGAAACCCGAATCAGAAGCGGCATAGCCGCCTTGGGCGTCGCGCAGGTTGCCAAGAAAATGGGCATCCACCACTCACAAATTAGCCGGATGCAGACCGGGAAGAACTGTTTTGTTGAGCGTGCTGCCAGGTTGCTGGCGGTAATTGGATTTGATGATCGTGACGAGACGGTAATCATCAAAGGCGAGCAGACGGCAGAGGTAGCGAAAGCGCTGATCTCGATGCTGGAGCATTTAAAAGGCGAAACCCCGGACTGCGCCAACAGTTCCGGGGCTTCTGAGTGCAAATAAATAAAGTGTCCATTTGCGAGGTAATTATGCCAAGAGCTTTGAAACCTGTAAACGCTGGCACTTCCCGGTTGGGTGAAGTTGTTCAGTTATACCCTGAAAAACGGGAGGTCTGTGAACGTGTGGCTGACTTAGATAACGGGTTTACCCGAATCGCAAATGAGCTACTTGAGGCTGTTATTGTTGCCGATTTGACGGCGCGACAGTTGAAAGTTGTGCTGGCGGTAATGCGCAAAACTTACGGGTTCGGCAGAGCGCTGGATCGCATTTCTAATGTGCAGATTGCCGAGGAAACAGGAATTCATCATACCCACATCTGCAAGGCAAAAAATGAGCTTATCGCGATGAACATACTTGTTTCATCGGGCAATCAAATTGGCATTAACAAAGTCGTTTCAGACTGGAATACAGGTATTAGCCAAAACAGCAAAACATTAGCCAAAACAGCTAATACAAGTTTAGCTAAATCGGCTAATACAACTCACCATGAGAGATTAGCCAACTCGGCTAATAAAACATTAGCCAACTCGGCTAAACACAAAAGAAATAAAAATAAAATATATATAACCCCCCTAACCCCCCAGGGGGGAAAGGCGAAATTCAACCCGCTGGAGGTCGATCTGCCTGACTGGCTCGATCCGGCTGTCTGGCGTGAATGGGTTCAGTACCGCACCGAGAGCAAAAAACCGATCAAGTCCATGCTGACCGTGACGAAGGCCATCAAGCTGCTGAGCCAGTACCGGGATGCTGGCGACAACCCGGCGGAAGTGGTCAATCAATCCATCGCCAACGGCTGGCAGGGTTTATTCCGCGTCAAAGCGCCCGGACGCGGCGTGGCCCCGGTTAACGCTGGACACGTTCCGCACTGGAACAGCCCGGAAGCGTGGGAGGACGTGTTTTGAGCCAGCAACTGATTCAGGCCATCGCGCAACGCGACAACCGCACGCTCTCCCGGCTGGCAGGTAAATACCATCCGGCGCCGGAGCGCCCCGAACAGGGCGTAGTAAACACCGAGGCTGAGCGTCTTGTTGATGCGCTGTTTCGCCAGCTCAAGCAGGTATTTCCCGCAGCAAACGCCACCAGCCTGCGCACCGAGGCCGACGAGGCCGCAGCAAAGCAGCAGTGGATCGTTGCTTTCGCCGAGAACGGCATCACCCGACGTGAGCAACTGGCCGCAGGTATGAAGCGAGCACGCGCCAGCCTTTCCCCATTCTGGCCGTCGCCTGGGCAGTTTATCGACTGGTGCCGGGAAGGGGAGTTCGAGCAGGCCGGGCTTCCGGCAGTGGCCGAACTGCTGGCGATGGTACGCACCTACTGCGCCCGGCGTGGGCTTTACGCCTCGCCAACGGATTACCCCTGGCAGAATGCCGCCCATTACTGGCTGGTTACGGGCCTGTATAGCGGTATGCGTCTTAACGGCTGGACAGAGAAAGAGCTGGCCGAACAGGCAAAGGCGGAGCTGCTGAATATGGCCCGGCGTATCGCCAGCGGCGAAACCATCCCCGATCCGGTGCCGATGATTGAACAGCCCAGGCCGCGGCCCGTTTCCCGTGAGCGGGGCTTAGAAATCATCGCCAGATTACGGCGCGACATTTTGAAGAAACCACGCAAGAACGTTTGATGAGGCAGAACGATGACAGCAAGCGAAGCCATTAAACATTACCTGCTGGAGCACCCCAGCTTCACCACTGAGCAAATTGTTAATGCCTACGGCGTCTCTCTGCAATCGGTGCAGCACGCGGCGCGCAGGATGGAAATGAACGGCGAGCTGGTTGCTGTGCGCGACTGGCGGAGGCTCATATACAGCCTGCCGGGAGATAACACTGGCGAGAGCGTCAACGTGATTTTTGACGAATGCCGCCTGAGCGGCGCTATGAGGCGCGTTCTTTGCGTATATGGGGCAATCCCTGCCTCATCGGCTTTTAACGCCAGGAGCGCGTGATATGGCGGCTTATTTTTTGATTTAGAGTTTGGGGCCACGCCAGTATATGGTGATACCGTTATTGAAGAGCTGGTTGCTATCTACCAATTCGGCGGGCCTTTGCTTTTAGATCAAATAATGCACTTTTCCAACCAGGCCTTAATTTGATGCCAGTCAATTTAAGATAGATGTATATGGCATGCATTTTAGCAGCGTCATTGCATCGTTAAGTGATGCTTAAACAACCATTGAATTGCATCATTCATCATCCAATAATCGCGCTGATAATTAATCAGGCCTGATTACTTTCGTTGTTAGTTATCACCTGTTTGGAGACCAACATCTTGAAAGTAGTCAATTTAACGTTGCCGGAGAGTGGATTAGTTCTGATCGACTGCGAAAGCGGTAAGGTTGTTGGAAAAATCGATGAGGTAAAGACGCGCAGCGGGAAACGGAAAACACCCGAAAGAGTGCTGTTTACGCGATTCGATAAATCCCGCTGGCGTTCAGTAGCGCTTAGAAACAATGAGTTTGTGTGTTCCCTTAAAACTCTAAAGGAAATGGTTTCATCTGCGGCTCGCAGTGATGCAAAGGATATTTGGTTTTAGTTAAAATAACATCCGAGCCTGAACAGCTCGCTAAGTAACACTGTGCCATTCAACGGAATTTATGGCGCAGATGCAATTTCTAAAACTCCCCGACTTTGCCCTGCTTTCGGCTTTACCCGTGAGCGGGGTTTTTCTGTGTTCAGCGTCCGGCCTCTTTGGGGGTGCGGCGTGAGCTTCCCGAAAGACGGCGTAAGGCTGCATAAATCCAATTTCGCAGCGATTGGCAAGCAATTAGAGCCGCTGCTGGCAAGCGGCGACTGCTTCCGGCTGATCATCAAACCGTGGCGAGAGTCTCGCAGCCTCTCACAGAACGCGCTGGCGCACATGTGGTTCTCTGAAGTCAGCGCTTACCTGATCAAGCGTGGTAAAACCTTTGCCTCTCCGGCATGGGTTAAAGACGCGCTTAAGCATTCCTATCTCGGCTATGAAGAACGCGAAATGACCGACGTCATCACCGGCGAAAAAACCACGATCCGCTCCCTGCGGCACACCTCCGATCTCGATACCGGCGAAATGCACTTTTTTCTCACCCAGGTAGAGGGCTGGGCGCTGAACATCGGCTGCCGTCTCACCATTCCCGAAGATAGCGAATATGCGCAACTGCGTGCGAAACAGGAGGCTTAACCGATGCGCAAAACATGGTTTGAGCACACAGATTGTACCCATGCAGAAGCTGATGAACTGATGAACCAGTACCGCAAGCGCGGCGTGAAGGTTGAGCGTTTTCTCTCTGCCGACTGCCGGAAATTCATTGTGCGTGTGGAGCTGCCGGAAAGCCGTCACGAACCGCGCCCCAGCAGAACGTATCAACAACGGATTTGGGGGTGATCGTGGCTGACTTACGCAAAGCCGCGCGCGGCATCGAGTGCCAGGTACGCATTCCCGGCGTCTGTAATCACAACCCCGAAACCAGCGTGCTGGCGCATATCCGCCTGCCCGGCACCTGCGGGATGGGGATCAAGCCGCCTGATCTGCTGGGAGCTATAGCGTGCAGCGCCTGTCACGACGAAATCGACCGGCGCACGCGGTTAACCGAAGCAGAGTATGCGCATACGTGCGCACTGGAAGGAATGGCGAGAACGCTGATTATCTGGCTGAAAATGGGGCTGATTAAATGACTTGCGATTATGAATTTACATTGCCATATCCGCCGAGCGTTAACGACTACTGGCGGAGGGGCAGGGGTATTACCTACATCAACAAGAAAGGGTGCCAGTATCGCCGCGACGTGGCGGAAATCCTTCACATCCTGAAGCTCGACATAAACACCGATGCGCGGTTGAAACTACGTATTATCGCGAACATGCCGGACAGGTGCCGCCGCGATATCGACAACATTTTAAAAGCGGTCTGCGACTCGCTGGAGAAAGGCGGCTTTATGCAAAACGACTCGCAAATAGACGAGCTGAAAGTGGTGCGGGGCGAAGTGATCCCTGGTGGCCGCCTGGGAATCAAAATAACGGAGATCGAGCAGTGAGAGCGCAGGCTTATGAATTTATCCGCCAGGAGCTGATCATGGCGACGGCTGACCTGAGCGGCAGCACAAAAGGCCAGTTGGTGGCGTTCGCGGAGAATGCCCAGCTGATCACCAACCGCTACAAGCGCAAGCCGCTTAAAGTAACTGACCCGGAGACGGGCGAACTGGTAGCCGTCTGGAATGAGCCCGTGCCTGGCGTGCAGTCGCGCGCCAAAGGCTCGCATATTCCGCTGGTGCTGCCGGTCGAGTATGCCACCGCAAGCTGGCGGCGCGCCTTGCTGGCGCTGGAGCCACACGAAACCGCCTGGCTAATGTGGTGCTATGCCGATGCCACTCGTTACGCCCACCAGGTAGAGATCGTGCGCTGGGGCTGGGAGGCATTCAGCGATCAACTGGCGGGGAAACGCATTGCAGCCAAAACGCTGGCACGCCTGCGCGCGCTGGTATGGCTTGCGGCGCAGGACGTTAAACGAGAACTGCGTGGCGGGATCGGTGGAGGCAAGACCTACCAGCAAATAGAGCTGGCGGCGCTGACGGGCGTCACGGCTAAAAACTGGTGGAAAAGCTACGCAATGCACTGGGAGGCCATGCGAGCGGTGTTTGAACGGTTAGACCAAAGCGCGCTGATAAACGTCAATGCGGTCAGAAAAAAACAAAAGCGTGCAAATTCGATGCCGATGCTTGAAAAAGTAGATTTTTAAGGGCAGAATTGACGCAGATTTGATATTATCGCCGAAATTATAGAGCCCACTTTGAGTGGGCTTTTTTATTGCTTTTAAGTGGCACTCTAGTTTTCGATGCTTTTGTCAACCCTGAATGCTCTGATTCATATGGTAATGCCCGCATTTTAGGTGTAACTTTTCGTTAATGTTGATCAGGAGCGAGCCGGCAATGGAAACAAGAGGCAATTACCAGATTAAGCCTATTCGTGAATTAGGGCGAGGGACCTTCGGGCGAGTAGAATTGATTGAAGTCTACAATACGCTTGGCCATCTCAGTGGCATGTATGCAAGAAAAGTGCTTTCAGTGAATCCCGCACTAATTAACGAACTTTTTAGTCTTGAAGACTGGAAACAACGGTTCGGACGTGAGGTTAAATATCAGGCCAAATGCAGCCATGACAACGTTGTTCCCATATACATTCATCATTTGAACGCTGAAAGCCCTTGGTTTGTCATGGGGTTAGCACAATCAGATCTAAGAACTGAACTTGATGACAAAATCCTAACCGATGATGATAAATTGGGCATTCTGCGCATGGTGTTCTGTGGAGTAAAGTACCTCCATGAAAACGGAATGCTTCACAGAGATTTGAAGCCGGAAAACATACTTAGATATAGTAAAAAATGTTACAAGATTTCTGATTTCGGACTGATAAAAAAGTTAGATTCAGAGGCTCAATCCAACTTTCTTTCTGAAGTTCTCCAAAATAAAGAAATAGGCATAGGCACTCCAAAATATATGTCTGATGAGGCAAAAAAAGGTATTTATACTATAAAATCAGATATTTACTCTCTTGGGGTGATAGCTAACGAAATGAACATTTCACACATTGATGGTATCAATGCGTTGATTGATAAGTCGGCAGCCTTTACACCTCGTTCAAGATATGATTCTGTTGCAGAAATGATTGACATTCTTGATGGCATAGTTGCAGGGAGAGCGAAATGATAGATCTTTTAAGTTGTGGCGCTTTCTCATTCGCTAAAGATCATTTCCGGCAGAATGAGGATGCATTTTTGCTTCCCAAGTCATCTGGAAATGGATATCTCTTTGCCATTGCTGATGGCGTTGGTTCGTATGCCGGAGCAAATGAAGCCGCACAAACTGCGATAAATAGCCTTAGTGCGATTGAATATCCTGAGTTCTTAGAGCCGGAACTAGTTTTAAATAACATCAAGAATAAACTCACCGAGGCCGCGGAAAAAAAACCTGATGAAGCTAAGGCTGCAACAACATTGTCGTATTGCTTTATAAATTCCGACTATGTATATATTGTCCATGTAGGTGATACAAGGATATACGCAAGAATAGGTCTTAAGCTTCAACTTTTAACAAAAGATCATACACAACATCAAGAGCTGCTTGATGACGGACTGTATACGCGTAAGGAACTTAAGTCGCTACCTGGCAAAAATAAGCTTACTGCTGCTATCTCAAAGACATTACCAGTGCACTATCAATTTTTGAAAATTCCGTTAGATGAACTTGCTGATGAAGATGGTGCATTGATGCTAGTCATTATGTCTGATGGGGCCCATTCTTTTTGGGAGCATAGGCCGCGTTTTTCAGTAACAACCATGAATAATGCAAACAATTTTGCTGCAAATATGCATAAAAGGATTCAGCGCCTAGGTCCAAATGATGATCATTCTTTGATAGCAGCTAGCTTTAAACGTATATTAGTTTAGTAAATTACTTTATCTTCTTTATTGAAGCCTCATCATTAGCTGGGGCTTTAAATTATTATTGTCATATATAGGATAATATATCCTATCGTGGCTAGCTATGTACGCTGGCTACCAACATCTATTTAATACGGCATTGCAACGAATATAGCACACCAGACCTTATCTGGCGCGATCCTAACGGCTATATGGCCTGGGAGACCCCGCCCGCTAACGTATCAACTGACAAAGCCCCCGATGAGGGGCTTTTTTAATGGGCCGCATCCGGCGGCGTTCGCCATGAATGAGAAAATTACCATCCACTACGCGCCGCACGGGCTGGGGGCTATCCAGCTGGCGTTGGCTTCGTTCTATGAGCAGCTCCACTCGCTAACACTTTATGAGTGGGCGCTGGTCACCACCTTGATCATATCTCCGCTGGCTTTTATCGCTTCCATCGTTTTCCAGTGGAGGCAAACGCGGGCGATTGAGCGCGCAGCCAGAGAAGGCCGCGTGGTCGCAAAGCCGAGGATGTTCAAATGAGCAGGAAGAAAGCGGGCGCAGCTGGTGGGGCTTGTTCTGTGGTGGCGGCGATCATGTTGGTGCTGGCTGGTGGGAACGTCCGAACCAACCAGGAAGGGCTTGAGCTGATCGGTAATGCCGAGGGGTGTCGCGTTAATCCATACGTCTGCCCGGCTGGCGTGCTTACCGACGGGATCGGCAACACTCACGGCGTGCGCTACGGCAAATCGATGGAGCAGATCGCCAAAGACTGGGAGCGCAACATCCTGGAGGCTGAACGCTGCGTAATTCGCTATGGCGCTGGTGACAGGCTGACCGAAAACGCATTCAGCGCTGCCGTATCTCTGACGTTTCGCGTGGGCTGCGGCAAAGTGAAAAACTCGACGCTGTTTCGCATGTTCCGGCAGGGCGAACAGCGCGCCACCTGCGATCAGTTCCTGAGATGGCGTTACGCCGCAGGTAAAGAGCTGCCAGGGCTGGTTACCAGGAGCCAGAAAGAGCGTGCGCTCTGCCTCAAGGAGTGAGCCATGTTAACCCGGTTGCTGGGCCTGCTGGCCCTTATTGCCACTCTCATCTCGTTCTATTACCACGACCAGTTCAGAGAGTCGCAGGCATCCTTAACCGCAGTTAATCGGGAATTAAATGCTGTTGAAGATGCGAATAAAAAGATGCTGGAGAACCAGCGCAAACTTGCAGAGCTTGATGCCTGGTACACAGGAGAAATTGCCCGTGTCAAAGCGGAGAATGATCAGCTGCGTGCTGATGTCGCTAACGGCACTCACCGGTTGCAGCTCAACGCCACCTGTGAGCGAGTGCGTAACGCCACCGGCGCCACCGGCGGCGCTAATGCAACCGCCCCCCGACTTGATGACGCCGCTCAACGGGATTATTTTTCCCTTAGAAACAGGATCGAAGTCACCGAAAAGCAAATAATAGGTTTACAACAGTACATTATGAAACAATGTTTGAGATAGTATAGTGATTCAATAATCATATTTAGGATGACTAATACTATGGATTACTATCACATAGCAGATAAAGAAAGCCGCAAATGGAGCCAGTACGAGCCTGTAAAAGTTGGAGACACTCTTATAACTGGGACCGTGAATCCTTATTTCAATTACTATTTATTCCCTGACTATCCTAAAGACTGGCTTGAAACGTCAAATGGCCTTGTTGAAGTAAGTCGGTTATATGTTTTGCAGGAAATCAAGGAGGGAAGAGCGTTCAACTCTGACTCAAAATATGTAGCCAGACTAGGATTTGAAACTGCAAAGTTTTTTAGCAATTATACGCGAGAGTTAATTTGGGAAAATATCCGAAAAGAGGAATTTAGCGAGCTGCCATCTAGACAAAAGTGTATTTGGCTTGCAGAAGGGGAAGATAACCTAAACTACTGGCTCAGGCGCATTGGTAAAGATTCAAAAGAATACAATATATTCCGCGTGGTACCCAATGGTAAACTACATACTGCAAGTGATGAACATTTGCTTTCTGACGTTGAACCTTATGAGACGACCCTCAACAAAGCAAGGCAATATTGGCATGGCGTAGTCAAAAACCCCTTGGCCAGAGAAATATTGTTTGAAGGTATTCTAGAGGTGAGAGAGCAAGTTAACTAACCGCCTTATGGCGGTTTTTGGTTAATTCCTATACTTCCAGAAATTACCAGATAATTCGCGCGACCTTGCAAAAGCAGAATTTTCATAAACACAATGTAACGATGATAGTCTAGACTGGCGATATTCTTAGGGTATTTATAACCGTAACAGTTAATAGGCTTTATTTTTCTTCTGATGAGCTAATATGATAATTCTTATCTCCTTGTTAAATTGATATATTAAAACATGGCAATAACAGATATAATTTTATTTTTCTGGAATGCCATGTTAGCTATTCAAATAATTAAACTTTTCTGTAGGAAATTGATCTTCCAAATGGTGGGTAAGTCGAGGTTGAATCTTCGATTTCATATGTTGCTACGACATTACCTTCTGCATCTAACTCACGATAAAGATATTCATCGGTATCTTGGCCTTTTCTTGCACCTTTCCAGTTAGAAGAAACTAGTTCAAGGGTGTGTTCATTGGGGATGCCAATTCGCTTTTTGTATTCATCACTCATGTTTTTTCCTTAAGGTAACCTATGGCACTCACCGACAAACAAGAAATGTTCTGTCGCGAGTACCTCATCGACTTAAACGCCACACAGGCGGCGATTCGGGCGGGGTACAGCGTCAAAACGGCTAACCGCACCGCCTCCGAAAACCTGTCAAAACCTGACATCCAAAACAGAATCGCTGAACTCAAGAATAAGCGCAACGAGGACGTGGGTATAAATGCTGCTTATGTGCTCCAGCGCTTAGTTGAGATTGACCAGATGGACGTGGCCGACATTCTCAACGATGACGGATCGTTAAAGGCTGTTAGCCAGTGGCCCAGATGCTGGCGTATCACGCTACAGGGCATCGACCTGGCTTCGACTATTCGCAACTTTGACGAGGAAACCGAAGAGACGATCCTCAAAAAGATTAAATGGCCGGACAAAGTTAAGAACCTGGAACTGCTTGGCAAACACGTAGATGTTCAGGCGTTCCGTGAACAGGTGAAAACCAATCACACCGTTGATTCACTTTCCGACCTGATGGATGAGCTTTCAGGGGGTGCCTGATGGCGCTTAGACCTGAACACCTCGCACGGCTAAGGGATAAATTCTGGCGGCTTAACCACCTGTACTGGATCACCGACAAACGCGGGAAGCCGGTACGTTTCAAAATGACCCCGGAGCAGTTGGCCTACTTCGAGGGGATGCATACACGAAACATCATCCTGAAAGCGCGCCAGCTCGGTTTTACAACGCTGGTGTGCATCATTCAGCTCGATGCCGCGCTCTTTGAGGGCGCAAAGTGCGCGCTTATCGCTCACACCCTCAATGACGCAAAGCGCCTTTTCCGGGAGAAAATCAAATATGCCTATGATCGACTGCCTGCTGAGATCCGGGCGGCTAATCCTGCGTCTAATGATGCCGCTGGCGAGCTGGTTTTTAAGAAGGGCGGCTCGCTCTATGTTTCGACATCGTTTCGTGGCGGCACGCTGCGCTATCTTCATGTGTCCGAGTTCGGGAAGATCTGCGCAAAGTACCCGGACAAGGCGCGCGAAATTGTCACTGGTGCTTTTGAAGCTGTTTCAACTGACTGTTTCACGACGATTGAAAGCACAGCAGAAGGCCGCGCGGGCTATTTCTTCGATTATTGCCAGACTGCGGAAAAAGCGGCGCTATCTGGTGCGCCCCTCTCTCAACTGAGCTGGAAATTCTTCTTTTTCAGCTGGTGGATGAACCCCCAGTATGCAATCGACCCCGTAGAGCCGCTATCACAGCGCCTGCGCGATTATTTCGATGAGCTGGAGGCAAAGCACCGCCTTACGCTCAACGACCGCCAGAAAGCGTGGTATCAGGCCAAAGAAACCACCCTCGGCGACGACATGAAACGGGAATACCCGTCTATCCCCGCCGAGGCGTTCCAGCAGTCCGTTGAAGGCGCTTACTACGCGAAACAGTTCGCGTTTCTCTACGCACAGCGCCGCATCGGCCAGTTGCCGGATAACGATCACCTTCCTGTTTACACGTTCTGGGATATCGGCGTCGGTGACTCAACGGCTATCTGGTTTGTGCGCGTGGTGGGGAACGAGTTCCACATCATCGACTACTACGAGAACAGCGGCGAAGGGCTTCGCCATTACATGAAGATCCTTAAAGAAAAGGGATACACCTACGCCGAACACTGGGCGCCCCACGATATAGACAACCGCGAGTTTGCGAACGACGGCAAATCCCGCCGCCAGCTTGCGCGTGAGGGTTATGAGGTGGACGGCGAAATCTATTCGATCTCGTTCAGTGTGGTGCCGAAGCTCGGTGTTGCTGAGGGGATCGAGCTGGTGCGCGAAATCCTGCCCCGCTGCGCTTTTGACAGCGTGAAATGCGAGGAAGGGATAAGCCACCTGGAAGCCTACCGCAAGGAGTGGGATGCCAAGCGCGGCTGCTGGAAAGACAACCCTTTGCACGACTACACCTCGCACGCTTCGGACGGTTTCCGCTACTTCGCTGTAGCGATGAGCCGCACCATGCCCGTGACGGATATCAACATAGGAATTGGGTACTGATGGCAGACCTGAATATTGATTTTCACCATCCCGCCTGGTCAGAGTTCGCCGACGAGTGGCGGCTGGTGGCCGACTGCGTGGACGGTGAGCGCGCCATTAAGCGCAAGGGCAAGCGCCGGATGGTTTACCTTCCGCATCCCTCCAGCGACTGGCAGAAAAGCGATCCCCAGTGCATCCGTTACGATGCTTACGTGAAGCGTGCGCCGTTCCTGAATGCCACCGGGCGCACCTTGCAGGGGCTGCTGGGCATCGCGTTTGCCAAACCCTTAAAGATTGAGCTGACCGGCGCGCTGGATGTGCTGGCGGGCGACGTTGACGGCCAGGGCTTATCACTCGATCAGCTTGCACGTGATGCCGTATCGCAAAACCTTCAGAAAGGCCGGGCCGGTATCCTGACCGACTACACCGGCAGCGGCGAGCAACCGCTGGCGCGTACTGGCCGCCCGCTGCTGAAACTCTACAAGGCCGCGCAGATCATCAACTGGCGCGTGACCAACGGCAAAACCTCCCTTGTCGTGCTGAAAGAGTGGGAAGCCGTGGATCTGCCTGACGAGTTCCGGCTTGAGCTGCGCCTCAAGTGGACAGAGCTTCGCCTGATTGGTGGCAAGGCCCATGTGCGCATCTGGAAGCAATCCGCAGAGGAAGGCGTGAAGGCTACCAACCTGACACCGATTCGCGACAAGGCGGGCATGACGCTGACCGATCTGCCGTGGTCATGGATTGGCGCGGCCAATAACGACCACACGCCGGATGTTCCGCCGCTGGCGGATATCGCCTCGATGAACATCAAGCACTACCAGGCCGAAGCGGATATCGCCGAGATTGCCCACCTGTGCGGGAATCCGACCCCTACCGTTTCCGGGCTTACAGAACCCTGGGCAGATAAATACCTGAAAGAAGGGATTCGCATCGGCTCAACAACCGGCGTGCTTCTGCCTGCTGGCGGGAAACTCGATATCGTCCAGGCCGAAGATCGCAACCTGCCGATTGTCGTCGCCGAACGTCGCGAGAAACAGATGGCGATGCTCGGCGCGAAGCTGGTGGAGCGCGGCACCGCAGCCAGGACAGCCACGCAGGCCGCCGATGAGGCGCAGACCGATAACTCTATCCTGTCTCTCTGCGTAGGGAACGTGGAAGCCGCCATAAATCGCGCTCTCGTGTTCGCTGCGGCGTTTGCAGGGGGTAGCGGTACGATTGCCATCAATAAGCGCTATGAAGTCGCACAGCTTGATTCACAGGCTATAACGGCGCTGCTGGCTGCGGTGCAGTCCGGGAAAATGCTGCTGGTGGATTTCATCCGTTACATGCAGTCAATTGGCCTGGTCGATCCGACGGTAAGCCCGGAGGAAGTGGAAACCGCCCTGAGAGCGCAAAACGACCTTACCGGGAGCCTGAACGATGGCGGCGACGATTAACGATCAGCTACGCGATGAGGCGATCAGCCATGCGCTTTACGTGGCGCGCTACGGTAACGGCGCAGCCCGCAAGATGATCCGGTTACTCAACGAGGCCGACGCGCTGCTTTCTGCCGAACTGCTGAACGTGCTGGATGGCGTGGACGCGGCTACGTGGAGTGAGCGCCGTCTGGCCTCCCTGCTGGCTTCTGTGCGCCGTCTGAATCAGAAGGCATATAAACCCGTCACCGAAGCGCTGAAAAGCGAGCTGGCGGCGTTTGCGGAGCATGAGGCGGGCTATCAGTTTGACCTGTTTAACCAGCTACTGCCGGAAGCGGTGTTAAACCACGTCGAACTACAGGCCATCACACCCGATCAGGTGTATGCCGCCGCCGTCTCGCGACCGTTTCAGGGGCGGCTGCTGTCCGAATGGGCCACGAAACTGGAAGCCGACCGGCTGACCAAAATCACCAACGCGGTGCGCATGGGTTACCTGCTGGGCGAAACCACGGAGACAATCACCCGGCGCGTAGTCGGCACCAGAGCGGCCAACCGCGAGGACGGGGCTATTCAGGAGAACCGGCGCAACCTGGCGGCAGTGACCCGAACGGCCATAGCCCACGTTGCCAGCACCGCCCGGCAGTCGTTCGCCAGCGCGAACAGCGACATGGTGAAAGGCAAACAGTGGCTTTCGACGCTCGACACGCGCACGACCACGATCTGCATTGTCCGTGACCGGCTGAAATACACGCTCGACGGGAAACCCATCGACCATAACGTGCCATACCTGCGCGGGCCGGGCAGGGCGCATTTCTGCTGCCGCTCTACCGAGACGCTGATCCTCAAATCCTGGCGGGAGCTGGGGATCGACGCCGACGAGCTGGACGCAGGCACCCGTGCCAGCATGGACGGGCAGACGCCAGGCGATACCACCTATTCAGAATGGCTACAGCGCCAGCCTTACGACCGACAAAAAGCCGTCCTGGGCAAAGAGCGCGCCGACCTGCTGAGGGCCGGGAAACTTAAGGTGCCAGACTTTTTTAACGACCGGGGGGAATTTCTGACCCTCGACCAGTTGCGACGGCTTGAGCCGCGCGCTTTCGAATAATCCCGAGGGGCTGCCAGTGGCGGCCCTTTTTCTTTCCTGCGGCCAGAGGCCGCGACCATCTCGACGGAGTTGATGATGTTCAAATTCAAGATTGATAAAGCCGCCTTTGACGCGCTGCCGGACGAACACAAAGCCATGTACCAGGAAGCCGGAGAAGGTTACCAGATGGCTATTGAGGGGCTGCCGGACGTGTCTGGCCTGGAAGCCAAAGTAAACGAACTGCTGGGCGAGAAAAAGGCAGAGAAAGCTAAACGCGAAGCCGCCGAGAAGGCAGCACGCGAAGCGGCAGAGGAAAAAGCCCGCAAAGAAGGCGACGTGACCGCCATCGAGAATAGCTGGAAACAGAAGCTGTCCGACACGGAAGCGCGCTATCAGAGCCAGATCGAGAGCCTGAACGGCTCGTTGAACACGCTGCTGGTGGACAACGTGGCGCAGAGCCTCGCAACCAAATTGGCGGGCGAGGCCGCGCCGGTCATGCTGCCGCACATCAAAAGCCGTCTGGCGGTGGAAATGCAGGACGGTAAGCCAGTTACCCGCGTGCTTGATGCCAGCGGTAAGCCGTCGGCGCTGACCGTTGACGAGCTGGGCGCGGAGTTCAGCAGCAACAAAGCCTTTGCGGGCGTGATCATCGGATCAAAAGCAAGCGGCACCGGCGGCGCTGGTGACCCTTCGAACCCTGTCGGCAGCGCTGACGGGCTGGGCGGCAACGACCTTGTGAGCGAGGCCGCGAAAATTATTAAAAATATGGGAAATGAATAATGACTCTCCACATCTTCGAAGCTCAAGTATCTACCGCCGCCACCGAGCTGGTGGCCCAGCAGGTGCAGCGATTCAATGAGGCTTCCGGCGGCGCGCTGGTGATGGGATCTGGCGATCACATCGGTGATTACATTGAGCGCACCAGCTGGCAGCTTATCGGCGGCCTGGCGCAGCGCCGTAACGCATACAAGGATGGCGACCTGACCCCGGATGAGCTGGGCCAGATTCTGGATCGCATGGTGAAAATTGATGGCCGTATCGGCCCGGTTTCCATCACGCCAACCATGATGAAGCGCATCGGTAAAAGCGTGGATGAGGCGTCTGCCGTGGTGGCTGCGCAGGCTACCGCGGCGATCCTCCAGGATTACCTTAACACTACCTGCGGCGCGCTGCTGGCGGCCATCAAAGGCAACACCGGCATGATCACTGACCTTTCCAGCGCTGAGGGCGTGAAGCCATCACTGGCGGGCCTGAACAAAGGCGCGCGCCCGATGGGTGATGCGTTCTCGCGTCTGGTGGCGTGGGTGATGGATGGCGCGACCTACAACGATTTCATCGACGAGTCGCTGACCAACGCCAGCCGCCTGTTCCAGATCGGCAACGTGAACATCATGCAGGACGGGCTGGGCCGCCGCTTCGTTATCTCTGATATCCCGGCGCTGGCAGACGGCGACCTTCAGCACGTTCTCGGCCTGACCGCTGGCGCTGCTGCGGTGCAGACTTCCTCGCTTAACATGCTGGCGCAGCCGGTACTGGGCAAAGAAAACCTGAAAGCGCTGATGCAGGGCGAATACGACTACACCATCGGCCTCAAGGGTTATCAGTGGGCTGATGCCACTATCAAGTCACCGACCGATGCGCAACTGACCACCTCCAAAAACTGGGAGAAAGTGCGCACCAGCGACAAAGACACCGCTGGCGTGCTGGTGACCTTCGGTAAGAAAGCCGAAGCAAAAAAGTAACGTCCGTAACTGTGAGCGGCCCGGATGGCGTGAAGGTGGGGGAAACCATCACGTTAACCGCTGCCGTTGAGCCTGCCGACGCCGAAAGCTACACCCTCGCATGGTCTGTTGACGATGAAGCTGTCGCGACCATCGACCCGAAAACCGGGGTAATGGAGGGTGTGGCCGCTGGCACCGCCGCCGCTGTCTGTACCGCGCAGAACAGCGACGGCAGCAAGGTAGCCAGCGAGGCGCACGCAGTTACGGTTTCAGCACCAGAGTAACGCTTAAGGGGCTTCGGCCCCTTTTTTCATGGAGATCCCCATGATCGATAACGACCCGACTTCCCCGACGTTTAACAGCTATGGCGACGTAGCGGGCCTGCTGGCTTTTGCTTCTTCCCGTGGTTATGACGTGCCGGAGGAATCGGCGGAAATGCTGCTGTTTCAGGCGCTCGACTATCTGAACATCCAGCCGTGGGCAGGAAAGCCAGCAAAAGCGGGCCAGCCGTTGCCGTGGCCGCGTGCAGGCGTAACGATAGGGGGTGAGCCTTTCCCCGACGATCAAATCCCGCAGGCGCTTATTCAGGCGCAATACCGGCTTGCTGTTTCGGCGCAGGAAATCGACCTGATGCCGGGCTTTGGCGGCGCGCAGGCGCTGGAAGAAGCGGTGAGCGGCGCGGTTTCCATCAAATACAGCGAGCAGACGCTGGGAGCCGGGGTTTATTTCTCCTGGCTGCGCCCGCTGCTGGGGGATCTGCTGGGCGCCGGGGCATCGTCCGTTAACTTTCGCGTGATGAGGGATTGAGCCATGCCGATCAGTTATCCGCGAATGAGGGCGACGGCTAAAAAGTTACTGAGCGGCAACGGCACTACCTGGAAGATCACCCGGCCTGGCGGGGTTGAAGTGATCGCCGGGGTGGAGCACATCCGGCCAGAAACCCGCTTTGATGCCGTCGGCGTTCGCAGTGATTACAAGCCCGCAGAGGTGGACGGCACGCTAATCATCGGTGGCGACGTGCGGATCGTCTTTACCGCCGATCAGGAGCTGCTGGTGGGCGACCTGGTGGATATCGACGGCACGCAATACCGCATCGTTAACCCGAACCCGGTAAAGCCTGCCGATCTCCTTATCTGCTACCGCGCGCAACTGAGGGCATGACATGAGCGAAAACACCGCCTTTATGGCCTCCATAAACGCCTTTGTGGACAGTGCTAAAGCCAACCAGGAGACAGTAGTGCGCGCGGCCAGCCTGCGCATTCTGGCGCGCCTGGTGCAGATGTCACCCGTTGATACCGGGCGCTTTCGCGGTAACTGGCTGGTGGGCTTTAACAACGCGCCGGACGGCACGCTTGCAACGGTCGATAAGACAGGCACCGAAACGATAGCCCGCGGCTCGCTGGTGATTGAGCAGTTTAAGGTGGGCATGGCGTCGGTTTACTTTACCAACAACCTGCCCTACGCCTACGCGCTGGAAATGGGCCATTCACAGCAGGCACCGGGCGGCATGGTGCGCATCACCGCCGCCGAGTTTCAGCATTTCTTTAATGCCGCTGTGCAGGAGGTGCAGACGTGATCCCCGATATCGGCGCGGCCATGAATGCCCGGCTGGGGGCATGGGCCGACGGCCAGAAAATCCCGCTTTTCATCGAGAACAGCCCCGGCGACAAGCCCGCAGGCATTTTCCTGGAATCGTTCGACATGCCCGCCACGCCGCAGACGCTCGATCTCGGCCTGACCTGCCACATTTACCCCGGCATTTTTCAGGTGAACGTTGTTGTGCCGGTTGGCAGCGGAACGAGTACCGGTCGCGCGCTGGCGCGCCAGGTTGCCGCCCTGTTCCCGGAGGGGCAGAGCGTGCAGGGCGACGGCTTCGCCTGCTGGATAAGCTCCCAGCCTTCAATTTACGCGGGTGTGCTGAATCCACGAAACACCCGCTACTCAATCCCGGTAAGCATTCCTTACCGCGCTGACATTTCCAGCTAACCCGGCACCCGCCGGGTTTTTTATTTCCATCTTTCACAAGGAGGCCAGAATGGGCTTTCAACTTCCTAACGGCTCAACCATTCAGGTTGGCTCTGAGTTCGGCGATGAAATCGAAGTTACCGCCGTTTCTAACGCCAAAGGCGCGGTTTTTACCTGCGCAGAAGGCCACGGCCTGAAAACCGGCGACGAGGTGCTAATCACGTCCGGCTGGCCGCTGATTAACTACCTGGCCGCGCGCGTCTCTGACGTTACGGATAATGACGTGACGATCGGCATCATCGATTCCTCTGATGAAAACTTTTTCCCGAAAGGGAACGGCATCGGCTCGCTGCGCAAAATCACCGCGTGGACGCTGATCCCGCAGATTACCGAGCTTTCACAGTCCGGCGGCGATCAGCAGTACATCCAGATCCAGTTTCTGGAGGATGACCGCCAGCGCAACCTTGCGACCTACAAGGCCGCGAAAACGCAGACCATCACACTGGCGCATGATTCCAGCCTCCCGATCTACGAGGTACTGAAAAAGGCCGACCGCCGCGGCGACACGCTGCCGCTGAAAATGTACGTGCCGAAAGCCACCGAAACCCGTTACTGGAGCGGCACCCCGTCGTTCGACCCGCAGCCGCAGACCGCCGTTAACACCGTTGAGACGGTGCAGGTTTCGTTTGCCGTTAAGTCGATGGATATGGCGTTTTACAAGGATCAGGACGCCAGCAACCCAAAGCCTGACCCGGTGGCAGTAACTGGCGTTACGTTGGATAACAAAACGCTGTCGCTGGCACCGGGCGGTAAGGCGCAACTTAAGGCGAACGTAACGCCGGACAACGCGACGAATAAAAGCGTCGAATGGTCATCCAGCGATGAAGCCGTCGCCAGTGTTGATGGCAGCGGCAACGTAACCGCCGCAGCAGATGCCGCAGCGGATGCAACCGCAACGATTACCGCAACCACTACCGATGGCGGCTTCACTGCCACCTGTGAAGTCACGATCACCGCAGCTTAATAACAATGCGCCCCGCAACGGGGCGCTAAGGAACCGAACATGACGACTAAATTTGCATTGCACCCGAACCCGACTTTCAAAGCCGACGTGAAGATCCCGCGCGCTGGTGAAGAAGATGGTGTACTGACCTTCACGTTTAAGCACTACCCGCTCGATCAGCTTGCGCAGATGGAAAAGCTCGATGAAAAGACCGCCATCGATTTTGTGGCTGACATTGCCGCAGCCTGGGCGCTTCCTGACGAATTCAGCCGCGAAAATCTGGAAACCCTTCTGAATAACTATCCCGGCGCGCTGAAAGCCATCACAGAAACCTACTATCGCGAACTGCTGGGCAATCGCGAAAAAAACTAATCCGGGCTGCCTCTGCGTTCTATACGCCTGACCCTACTGCCGATGAGCTGGCCGCCTTTGGCCTGACGGCGGACGACTTCGACGACGAAGTGATCGAGGTGTGGCCCGACTGCTGGGATGCGTTCTGTATTTTCCAGGCGTGCGCCACACAGTGGCGGGCCGGGGCAAGCGGCGCAACCGGCCTTGATTACAACGTCCTGCCCTGGCTGATGAAGCTACACGGCGTAGAGGATGAGGCGGCAGCCCTGCGGGATATCCGCATAATGGAGCGCGCCGCACTGAACACGATTTACAAAGATCAGGGGGCGGAATGAGTGATATCGCCACAATTTCCCTTCGCGTAAACACCAGCGACCTGGATCGCGGAAACAGAGCCTTAGACGACTTCCAGCAGACGGCCAGTGGAGCCGCGAAGAAGGCCGATGACCTCAACTCCTGCTTTCGGGCTGGTGCCGAGAGCCAGAAAAAAAGCTCGGCCAGCCTGCGTGAGCAAAAGCAGGAATTACAGGCGCTGCTGAATAAAATCAGCCCGGTAAACAAGGCGCTGGATGAGCTGGACACCATCCAGCAGAATCTCGCCAGCTTCCGTGGTAAATCGCTGGTAAGCCTTGAGCAATACGAGCGATACAACGAGATTTTAGAAACCACGCGCACCAAATTACTGGAAACGCAGGAAGCGGAGACGGCAGAAGGGCGGGCGCGACTGGAGCAGGCAAGGGCAGCGCAGCGCGCAGCGGCAACGGCACAAGCCTTTGTATCGTCATTAGAGGATCAGGTAAATGCCATCGGTAAAACCCGGATCGAGCTGCTGGAGCTTAAGGCGGCACAACTGGGCGTAGCCCAGCAAACGGCGCCGCTTATCGCCCGGTTGCGCGAGCAGGACGAAGCCTGGAAGAAAGGTGCAATTAGCGCTGGGCAGTATCAGCAGGCGATGCGCATGTTGCCGATGCAGATCACCGACGTGGTGACGTCTCTCGCATCGGGAATGCCGGTCTGGATGGTGGCTATTCAGCAGGGCGGCCAGATCAAGGATTCTTTTGGCGGTATTGCCGGAGCGCTGCGGGCGCTCATGACGTTCGTCACGCCGCTAAATGTAGCTATTGGCACCGCTGCGGCAGTATTCGGCACGCTTGCCTATAGCGTACTCAAGGCGAATGATGAATTCGTTAAGATCCGCGAAAGCATTGAAAAAACGACGGGGCTTAGTGGTGACTTTTCCGACAAGGTGGCCTTAAGCGTTCAACACCTGGCCGACGTATCCGGCCAAAGTGCTGACGATGTTGCAAAGGCATACATCACCACCAAAGACAGCGCCAGCGACGCTATCGACAAGTTGATCGATGTGGGGATGAACTATGAGCAGGCTGCGGCGAGAGTTAAAGAATACAAGGACGCATCAAATTTCACCGCGCTGAACAACATCATCGCCGACCACCAGCAGAAAGTGGCCGCCCTCGGCGATACCTGGCTGGATGTTGCCGCTAAAAAAGCTAAAGGGCTGGCGATTGGCACGCTGGCATTCTCCACTGGTGCATTGTCAGATATTCAGATGCGCCAGGATGAGATTAAAGGGGCAAGCGTTCGGCAGCGCGCTCTGCAAACGCAAAAGGACATGGAAGAAGTCCTGAAGGCGAGCAGCAAGCACGTCAAGGCGGTTACAGATGAAACGGAAAAGCAATTCTATTCGACCAACCGGATAGCCAATGCGCAGCGCGAGCTGAACCAGTTACTGGAAAACCAGAAAACACTTGCGGGAACCGGCAACGAGGCGGCGCAGAAACAGGCGCAATATCTCATAGACCAGAAGCGGAAAGAGATTAAGCAGCTTCAGGATCTGGAGAACAAAAAAGACAAGCCGAAGGGAAGCGGCACTATTGAGCGTTCATCCGATAATGCCCAGCGCGACCTGCTGGCGCTGCAAGCCGAGCTGGACGTGTTGCAAAAGCACCGCCAGGCTAATGACGTTATCAGCCAGCAGCGACGCAACCTCTGGAAAACTGAATCTGAAATCGCCATTTTGACCAAAAAGGCGCAGGAAGAAGGTTTAAGCCAGCAGGAGCAAATCACTCTTGCCGCTGACAAGCAAACACTGGCCTATCGCCAGCAACTGGCAGCCCTGGGCGACAAGGTGGAACAGCAGAAGAAGCTTAACCAGCTTGAGCAGCAGGCGACCAGATTTGCCGAACAGCAGGCAGCAAAGCGCGCTGAAATTCAGTCCAAAATGGATGGGAAGTCGAGCCGGGAAGCTGAGCGTGACGCCGAACGTGACCGCATCAATACAACCTACGCTGCAAACCCCGAGGCGCACAACCGGGCGATACAAGAGCTGGAGGCCACCTATCAGAAAGAGGACAAGCTACGCGATGACTGGAGAGCTGGTGCAAAGGTGGCGTGGGCTGACTATGAGGACAGCGCAACTAACACCTTCCAGCAGGTTTACGATTTCAGCCAGAACACCTTTACCGGAATGACCAGCTTCCTGGTAGACTTCGTTACCACTGGGAAAGCCAGCTTTAATGATTTTCTGTCTGATGTGCTGAAAGGGCTTGCGCAAATGCTCGTTAAGATGGCTGAAGTTCAGGCCATGAAATCAGCAATGGGCGCTTTAAAGGGAACGGCAATAGGTGACTTCTTCGGTTTTGCCACTGGGGGCTATACCGGCCCCGGCGGCAAGTACGAGCCAAAGGGGATTGTCCACGGCGGCGAATTCGTATTTACGAAAGAAGCCACCGAACGAATTGGTGTTAACAATCTTTACGCCATGATGAACGGGGCGCCGGGCTATTCTGATGGCGGTTACGTTGGCAAGGCTCCGCGCGCCGGGTTGACTGGCGGATCTGGATCTGTAACTGTTCAAACTTCCGTTACGGTTAACCAGAGCGGTGGCAGTGACGACCAAAAACAGCAGAACCAAAACTCGGCGGCTGTTCAGCGTGCTTATCAGCAAACCATCAACGAATCCATCCGCGCAGGGATCATGAGAGAGACGCGGCCAGGCGGCATTATCTGGAACGCAACAAAAGCCCGATAAATTGACCGCCCGCAAAGTGTTGGGCCAGTGCCGCGCTAGGCTTTCCGGTTGCACAAATTAAAACCAATGATATCGGGAGGAACGATGAAAAAGATTGGATGCGCCGTTTTGGCCGTTGGCCTGATTTGGGCTGTTATTGCCTTAAACATGGATGTTACCGTGCTTACCGACAGCGGGAGAAGGGTTAATAATCTGGGGCTTATCGCCTCGCGGCAAAATCATATCTTCATCGGTGCCTTTATAGTGCTTTGCGGCTTGCTAATGATCTTGTTTGGCAAGGGTGAAAGTGAAAAGCAGGTTAAATGCCCGTTTTGTGCCGAGCCAATCAGCCCAGAAGCCCGCAAATGTAAACACTGTGGAAGTGCGGTTGAGCCTGCAAGTGTGGCAGCGCCGGAGCGCGAGCCGGTCGGGGCTGACTTCGTGATCGGCGAAGGGGAAGCCGCTGAACTGAACCGCGCCGCCGTTAAGGCTTTGGCCGCGTCCTATGTTGCCCGGATGCCTCGCCAGCAGGCAAGCGTGATTATGGCAAGCAACGAGCAGGAAATTAACCAGCTTCGCGCCGGGATGCCGCAACTTTGCGCTGAACGGTTTGATGCCGCGCTGGAAAGCGAGCTAACGGCGCTACAGCACGTATGGGGCGTTGCGAAACCCTGAAATACATTATTGACCATCAGACCCGCCCACCGTGGCGGGTTTTTTATTGCCCGGAGGAAACCGGATGGCAATCGAAACCTTTAGCTGGCCGACGCAGATCCAGGCGGGGATGCAGGGCGAATACACAACCACCGTTCGCCGCGCAAAGTTTGGCGATGGTTACGAACAGGTGGCCGCCGACGGCATCAACCCGGAGTTTCAGAGCTGGCCGGTCGAGATGAGCGGCGCTAACAGTGAGATGCTGGCCGTGCTGGCTTTTGTGCGGCGTCACGTCGCGAAATCCTTCATCTGGACGGCGCCGAACGGTGAAACGAGCCTCTGGCGCGTCGATCCTGAATCAATCCGTTCCGCGCCGCTTTCCCGAAACGTAATGACCATCAACGCAACATTCAGGCAGGCATACGCACCATGACCACCACCAACCGCCCCGAAAAACTTTACCGTGATTATCAGCAACTGGAGCCAGGCAACACGATCCGGCTGTTTGAGGTGAGCGGCGAGTCTTTCGACATGCCCGACGTGCTGCGCTTCCATGCCTACAACCTGCCGCACACCGCCGACGAAATTGCCGCGGCGGGTGGCGATGAAAGCAAGCTGGCGGCCAAATCAATCTGGTGGCAGGGCGAAGAATATTCCGCCTGGCCGTGCCAGATAGACGGCATCGAGGCATCAACTGACGGCAGCAGCGCCCAACCGAAGTTAACCGTTGCGAACCTGGATACCTCGATCACTGCGCTTTGCCTCGCGTATGACGACCTGTTCAGAGCGAAGGTGACGATCCGTGACACGCTGGCGCAGTACCTCGATGCGCGCAACTTCCCCGACGGGAACCCCACGGCAGACCCGACGCAGGAGATCCGGCGCGTTTATTACATCAACGGCAAATCCAGCGAAACGAACGAGGCCGTGGAATTTGTCCTGTCCAGCCCGATGGATCTGGAAGGGTTACAGTTGCCACGTCGTCAATTGCACTCCCTTTGCACCTGGTGCATTAACGGCAAGTACCGCAGCGGCGATGGTTGCTCCTACGCCGGAACACGCTATTTCGACCGGCTGAATAACCCCGTTGACGATCCGGCGCTGGACGTCTGCAACGGTACGCTGACGGCCTGCAAGCTGCGATTTGGCGAGGCGCAGCCGCTCGACTTCGGCGGATTCCCCGGCACCAGTCTGATCAGGAGCTAAACATGGACGAAACACTGATTCAGGAGATTAAGCGGCACGCGGCGCAAACCTACCCGCAGGAGTGCTGCGGGCTTGTCATTCTGCAGGACGGCCAGCCGCGTTATCTCCCCTGCAGAAACACCGCAGACAACCCGGCGGCGCATTTTCGCATCGCGCCGGAGGATTACGCCCGCGCCGAAGATCAGGGCGACGTGGTAGGCATCGTTCACAGCCACCCTGACGCCACCAGCCAGCCGAGCGAGCTGGATAAGGCGCAGTGCGACGTTACAGAGCTGCCCTGGCATATCCTGAGCTGGCCCGAGGGCGATTTACGCACCATCTACCCGCGGGGTGAGCTGCCGCTGATTGGCCGCTCGTTTGTGCTGGGCGTCTATGACTGCTGGGGGCTGATTATGAGCTATTTCCGGCAGGAACACGGGATCGAGCTGCGCGACTACCGCGTTGATTATCACTGGTGGGAAGCCGGGCACACGGAAAATTTTTATCAGGATTGCTGGTATGAATGCGGTTTCCGGGAGTTCGACGGGCCGCCGCAGCCGGGCGACATGGTGATCATGCAGGTAAGCGCGCCGCGCTGGAACCACGCCGGGATTTTGCTGGAGGGCAACATGCTGTTGCATCACCTGTACGGGCACCAGTCGGGGCGCACGCCTTACGGGGGCTACTGGCGTGAACGAACCATGAAGATTGTGCGCCACAAGGATCTGATGGGGGAGGTATGACGCAGACATTAACGAAAATCGAGCTGGGCGGCGCTCTGGCGCGCCAGTTTGGCAAGACCCACCTCCGGGCCGTCAAAAGCACAGCGGAGGCCGTGAGGGCGCTCTGTTGCACGATACCGGGCTTTGAGAAGTTCCTGAACACCAGCAAACAGCGCGGGCTGGCTTATCACGTATTCCGGGGCAAGAAAAATCTCGACGTGGATGAGCTGGGCTTTCCCGTTACCGGTGAGGTGATCCGCATCGTTCCGGTGATTATCGGCAGTAAAAGCGCAGGCATCGGGCAGATGATCTTTGGCGCGGTGCTGGTGGCAGTGGGTGCGGTATTGAGCTTTACACCGTTCGCTGCCGCGTCGCCGTGGTTTTACAAGATGGGGGCCGCAATGGCCCTTTCCGGTGTCGCGCAGATGTTGTCACCGCAGACGCCGGGCCTCGCCAGTAAGCAGGACGCCGACAACCGCGCTTCTTATGCGTTTGGTGGCGTGACTAACACTGCCTCCCAGGGCTACCCGGTGCCGCTTCTTTACGGCAAGCGCCGGATAGGTGGGGCGATTATCTCCGCAGGCATTTACGCCGAGGATCAGCAGTAAGTTAAACCAGATAACAGGCCGCCTCCGGGCGGCTTTTTTGTGGGCGCGATATGACAGAAAAAGCGATTCATGGCGCAAAAGGCGGTGGCGGCAGCCAGCACACGCCGAAAGAGCAGGACGACAACCTGCTTTCCGTCGCCAAAGCCAAAGTGCTGGTGGCGCTGGGCGAAGGGGAGTTCGACGGCCAGCTTGATGGCAAATCCATATTCCTGGACGGCACGCCGCTGGTGAACGCCGACGGGAGCGAGAATTTTCCCGGCGTGAAATGGGAGTTTCGCCCCGGCACACAGGCGCAGGAATACATTCAGGGCATTCCCGGTGCTGAAAACGAATTCCCGCTGACGAATATGCAAATCACCACGGAAAAGGGCTGGACGCGCACCTTTGACGACGCCACGCTCTCCGCCGTTCGCCTGCGCATCAAGTGGCCGCAGCTCTTTGAGCAGAAAGATAACGGCGACATGGTGGGCTACACGCTGGAATACGTGGTTGAAATGCAGGTTGACGGCGGGAGCTGGCAGCAGGTGCTGAAAACGGCGGTATCCGGCAAAACCACCAGCGGCTACGAGCGGAGCCACCGCATTGATTTACCGGCCGGTAAAACGTGGAACCTTCGCCTGCGCAGGCTCACCCCGAACGCGAACAGCGCACGCATCGGCGACACCATGATGCTGGAAAGCTACACCACCATTATTGACGCGAAGCTGCGCTATCCGAACACCGCCTTACTCTACATGGAATTTGATTCGAGCCAGTTTAACGGCTCTATTCCGCAAATCTCCTGCGAGCCGCGCGGGCGTGTCATTCGCGTTCCTGCGAACTATGACCCCGACACCCGCAGCTATACCGGCACCTGGGATGGCACGTTTAAATGGGCGTGGACGGATAACCCGGCCTGGGTGTTTTACGACCTGGTGATCACTGATCGCTTCGGACTCGGCGACCGGCTGGACGCCGATAACGTGGACAAATGGGCGCTCTACCAGGTGGCGCAATACTGCGATCAGATGGTGCCGGACGGCAGGGGCGGCGACGGCAAAGAGCCACGCTATATGTGCAACGTCTACGTGCAGAGCCGGGCCGACGCATTCACGGTTTTGCGCGACTTTGCGGCCATCTTCCGGGGCATGACTTACTGGGGTGGCGATCAGCTCGTTACGCTGGCAGACATGCCGCGCGATGTTGATTATGTCTACACGCGCGCGAATGTGGTTGAAGGGCGCTTCACTTACGCCAGCAGCACACTAAAAGCCCGCTACTCAACCGCGCTGGTGAGCTGGTCTGATCCCGATAACCAGTACGCTGACGCGATGGAACCCGTATTCGAGCCGGATCTGGTTAACCGCTACGGCGTTAACCAGCTTGAGATAACCGCCATTGGTTGCACCCGGCAGAGCGAGGCCAACCGAAAAGGCCGCTGGGGCATCCTGACGAACAACCGTGATCGCATCGTGACGTTCGCGGTGGGGCTGGACGGCAACATCCCGCTGCCCGGTTATATCATCGCCGTGGCAGATGAAATGCTTTCCGGGCGTGTGATGGGCGGCAGGATCAGCGCCGTGGATGGCCGGACGGTGACTCTCGACCGCGTGCCAGCGGCGAAAAAAGATGATCGGTTACTGGTGAATCTCCCTGACGGCACCGTGCAGGCCCGCACCATTGCCGCTGTTTCCGGTAAGGCTGTGACGGTCACCGCCGCATGGGAAACCACCCCGGACGCCGGAGCGTGCTGGATGATTGAGAGCGATGATCTGTACGCGCAGCAGTACCGCGTTACCAGCGTGACGGATAACGGCGACGGCACTTATACCATCAGCGCGGCCTGGCATGACCCTGATAAATATGAGCGCATCGATACCGGCGCAATCATTGATGAACGCCCGATCAGTGTCGTGCCGCCGGGCCACGTCGCCGCGCCGCAAAACGTGAAGATTGAAAGCTTCACGGTGATTAATCAGGGCATGGCGATCCAGACCCTCCACGCCACCTGGGATGCGGTTGAAGGGGCTATCGCTTATGAGGCCCAGTGGCGGCGCGATAACAACAACTGGGTGAACATCCCGCGCTCCTCGGTCTGCGGCTTCGATATCGATGGCATTTATGCCGGTGATTACCTGGTGCGCGCGCGCGCGATTAACGCCGTGGAAGTCTCCAGCGTCTGGGGTTATTCAGAGTTAACGACGCTGACCGGCAAGCTGGGGAACCCGCCAAAACCGGTTAACTTCTCTGCCGAGTCGCTGAACTGGGGCGTGCGCCTAACGTGGGGCTTCCCGGCTGACACCAGCGACACGCTCAAAACCGAGATTCAGTACGCGGTTAACGGTGACACCGAAAACCCGCTTTTGCTGGCTGATGTGCCCTATCCGCAGCGCGATTATTCACAGCTCGGCCTGAAAGCCGGTGAGCGGTTTATGTACCGCGCGCAACTGGTGGACAGAACCGGCAACGAATCCGGCTGGACTGACTGGATCGACGGGATGGCTAACGACCAGGCGAGTGATTACCTGGAAGATATCGCTGACGACTTTCTGACGAAAGAGGACGGCGAGGCGCTGGTAAGCCAGATAACCCTCGACCCGGAAGCCATCCTGCAGAACGCCCTGAGCAGTCACGACACGGTTAAACAACAGTGGAAGCAGTACGGCAAAAACCGCGCAGGCATCATTCTGGCGCAGACGCTCGCCTCTGATGCCAGTAAATCCGTTGCGGCGCTTGAAACCACTGTTAACGCGAAATTTGAAGACTTCGAAGCCACGGCCTCCCGCCTGGAAAAAGCCACGGCAGACAACACATCAGCCATCAGCGAGATCAACGATACGGTCGTGGCGCAGTTTGGCGAGGTGGCCGCTGCGGTAGAAGGCAAAATGGATGCGTATGTTGACGCCAACGGCGGCTCGGCCATCTACACCATGAAAACCGGCGTGGAGTACAAAGGGAAGTATTACGATGCCGGAATGTCGGTGGCTGTCACCATCAACGGTGCGCAGGTTGATACCCGTTTTGCTGTGAATGCCAACCAGTTTGTGGTGATGAGCGGCAGCGGCGATAACCGTTATTCACCGTTTGCGGTGGTAAACGGGCAGGTGTTCATGAACAGCGCCTTTATTCAGGACGGTACGATCACTAACGCCAAAATTGGCGCGTTTATCCAGTCGAATGACTATGTGGCCGGTAAAACCGGCTGGACGATTAACAAGTCGGGCGCCGCTGAATTTAACAACGTGACGGTGCGCGGAACCATCGTCGCCACAGAAGGGCGTTTTTCCATGACGGGCGCCGGTAACACTGTGGTTATTAACGGTAATGGTGTGACTGTCAATCTGGCTAACGGTGGCCGTATTATTCTGGGAACGTGGTAACAATGCCAAGCGGATTATATATCGACCTGAAAGATGGCGGCCCGGCGATGCAAATCACAGCGGGGCTTCGCTGCCCATCTTATTGTGGTTACACGTCCGGGCATGGTTTTAAATACACCATTCCGGGGTATGTGAGCGGCGCAACCGCGTTATTTGCCCCGCATGTCACTGCGGGGATTTATCCCAACGGGAGTACCAGCCTGATCCCTGATATGGATATTCTGACCAGCGTCTCGCAGAGCGGGAACACACTGACCTTTACTGCCTGGTCGAACTACAAAATGGATGGCGCAATTTATCCCGGCACGGTGTGGCAAATCCTGCCGGCCAGTCAGTCGGGGAACCGGGGACTGTACATCTCTGACAGTACTGACTTTACCGCGATTACCGATGCCGCCACCGTGGGGCAGTGCGTGTATCGTGGTCGGGTGACGTTTACTGGCTCCTGGTCTCCGCCATCGACCAGCTATACGCGGCAATCTTATATGGTTTTCGCAAAGTGGAGTGCGTCCGGTGTCGTGGTGGAGTATGACGGCAAGGTAGTAAGAGCCTTAGCAGAGCGCAACGGGGCGAACGTCAACGCCACCGTGACAATGGACGTGGTTATCTTTGCGACCGGCGTTGCGCCAGTGGCGGGCCCGGGGCTTAATTTCTTTAACAGTAAAGGGCAATGCACGTTTTCAACCACTAAACGCCCGTTCATTTTCAGCAATAAATTCTACAAGCCCTCCGGCACCGCAACGGATATCGGCGACAGATACATCATGCTGGGCCGGTATGGGGCGCAGACCGATGTTGCTGGTGGCTGGTGTTATGCGAAATATCAGGGGCTGGTGCGGTCGGGTAATTCGGTGCGGGTGGGGCGTGGATATGTTGCTTCGATCTGGACGGCTAATTATTCGCTCGACGTGAACAAGTCAACAGGCATGAACGTGTTGCTGCTCGACAGTATGTATTGAACGTTTAATCACTGCAAAACCCGCTTCGGCGGGTTTTTTGTTTTCAGGAGTTAACTGAATGGCTAAAGGCACTATCAGCATTGCCAACGGCGCAACCGCCATTACAGGCACCGGAACCCCATTTACCACCGAGCTGGCCGCCGGTGATTATATCGTTTTCACGGCCGGGCAGGTTGTCTATACGCTGGCGATTAAGTCAGTGGACAGCGACACGGCGCTGACGCTAACCAAACCTTATACAGGCCCGGACGCTGACGGCCTGGCATGGTCGGCGGTGCCGCGCAGCACCATGAGCCAGATAACGATGGAAGTCGTGAACCAGGTCACCGAAGCGTTACGCGGCCTGAACCATGACAAAGCGAACTGGCAGCAGGTATTTTCAGAGCGCAACAACGTCACTGTTACGCTACCTGATGGTAGCGAGTTTAAAGGGCCGAGCTGGCCGTTTATCGTGAATTTGTTGGAAGATCTCGATCCTGACAGGCTCCAGCAAATGGTTAACGAAGTAAAGGAGGCGCAGAAAAGCGTAAGCGCTGACAAAACGGCAGCAGAATCTGCGCGTGATGATGCCCAGACGGCAGCGAACAGCGCCGCAGCAGCGCAGCAGGCGGCAGAGAAGGCCGGGGCCAGCGCTACCCAAAGCGCCACCGCTGCGGCCACCAGTGCCAGCGGCGCGGCTAATTCGGCAGCGTCTGCGAATAAGTCGGCTTCTCAGGCTCAACAGCAGGCGGATCGGGCGCAAGAGCTTGCTGATTCGTTCGACACAACAAAAGTGCTGAAAAAAGATCTGAACCTGGCAGATGTTTCAGATATTACAGCCGCAAGAAAAAATCTCGGTCTCAGCGCTTCTGATAATGTCGAATTCAACCTGATAAAAGGTAACAGCGACATCTACACAAGAATGATTTCTGATGATGCGGTAAGGGCACATGCATTATTTTCTGAAATTGTCGGAACTGACGGTGAACTGAAAGCCCGGATAGAGTTGTGGTGCGACACAACAACTGGCAGCGCGTCAATCGTTAACCGTAACCCGACGGGGGCGCGATTCTTCACGATCAAGCAGAGTGGGGAGGTTGAGCCGTCTGGTCGCGTTATGTCTGGCTATGGTGCCGAGTTTAAGAACAATGGCGAGGTTTTGACGTTACGCCCTGCCGGAGCGAACCAGGCAACTTACATGCTTATTCGTGATAGTGATAATTCAAACATCATGCTTGTGGGCAGATCCGGGGCAAGCTATGACACCGTAATGACCAACTATAAATACGGCACAAGTATCACAATGACAGATGCATGGGCCGGGTGTAACAAGGGATGGTATGGCTCAACAATTGAGTCTCGCTCTGGTTACTTAAACTCTAAAGCTATATCTACCACGGCAAACGCGCATCTTTATTTTATTAACAGCGACAACAAAAATCGTGGGGTTATTTATTCAAGGCCTATCGCAAACGGGCAATTAATATGCATCAGGCCAGACAATAGCTCTACAGGCGCGACGGGTTCAGAAATGTCGGTCAACGGCGCTACGGGGGAGGTTCGCGCTGTTAAGTTCACCAACATCTCTGACGAGCGGGCTAAATTCTGGATTAAGCCAGTAGAGAGTGCCCTCGATAAGATTTGCCAGCTTCGCGGCGTAACTTATTCAATGCATACGACGGTGCAGAATACTGTGCGAAATGCCGGGCTGATTGCACAGGACGTTCAGAAGGTGCTGCCGGAGGCCGTAACTGAATACGAGGCGGATAAGACTACTATTGATAAGGAATGCCGAACGATTGAGAACCCGCTTTCGCTCGACTATAACGCGCTGTCAGCGCTGTATGTTGAAGCATTTAAAGAAATGCGGGCAGAAATAGACGCTCTCAAAGCTGAACTGGCAGATATGAAAGCGAAAGCCGCCAGTCTGACGGCTTCCGGGGATGCCACCATCAGCGAATGATGAACCAGCAGCGGCCTTGAGGGCCGCTCTGTAACCGTGATCGACCATGAAAATATATTCTGCCGCTGCGATTGATAGGCTCCACTGCCTTGATCTAATTTCTTCATGAAACTACTGTATCTATATACAGTATTTTTTAAGGGGAGGAAATTATGCCGCGCTATTACGAAATAGAAACCGCCTTTCGCCGGGCTATGAAGATCGACGCCAGAGGCCGCCGCGTTGTCACAACTGCCGACTTTGTGAAAGAGCTGGCTGCTGTTAACTGGAACTGGTCGCTGAAACAGGCGAACGAGTGGATGGATGCCTGTCTGACGACGTTTAAAGACATATCGACCGAGGAAGGCGAAAACCGCACTCTCGCCATGTACAACCCGAACGGGGGGATCTGATTATGGGTTTCCCGTCTCCCGCCACCGATTTTATCGAGCGCCGCGTAACTCTCGATGGGATATGCGCTATTGGTATGAACAGCCGCATCGTTGAGACTTCTACCGGCTACGCGGTGATCGATATCAGTTTAATGCCTAGCATCGGTGTCACGATTCTATTCTCACTGTACGGCAATACACAGTTCGGCTTCATCACTAAAAGCGCGATCATTACCGACGATGGCGAGGCGCTAGAAGGGACTTCTCTGGATGATGTGCAAGTAGTTGGTGTCGTAACCCATACCATTCACAGCATGGATAGCATCACGAATCAACGGCCAGTCATTTAATGCCCCCATAAACTACTCTGCCTATGAAGAGCAACTTAAGTCCTGAAACATGACTTCAATTACGGATGGGTTTTCGTTACTCATAGTTACAAATAGAAAAACCCCAGACCGTGGGATCTGGGGTTCTCTCAGAGTGCACGTGCATTTCACGTGTATATTTTTGTCTTTTCTCGGTCTGCATACTGTCTGGTCAGTGTCCGTAAGTGACTGTATTTATTGCCTCTGTCCGGTTGCAGTCCTATCAAAAG